CAGTACTAATATATCCACCCTTTTCAAGAGCATAGAATAATTCTGGTGGAACATTATCAGAATGCTTAATTGTAAGTGATGCACCACTATTTCCTGGAGTACCAACTCCAATAACGTTGAAATCTAAAGTATCGGAAGATGAATTATACTCATTGATAAATTCATTTTCTCTGTAGATTTTTAATTGATATCCAGCAAGAGAAGAATCTTCTAATTTAATTTGGAGATCACTATTTCTCGTGACATCAATTTGTGGATTAATTAGAGAGAATTTATGTGAACTATCACCAACTCCAATAATATTAACAATCTTCTCTGTTGAAGACTTGGTTTCATATAAAGTCTCTGCAAGTCTAAAGGTATTAGAAGTATCTCTTACAACATAATAAGATTGACCTGCAACAAGACCCTCTGCTACTTGATCAGATTCATAGAACAACTTATCACCAGTCTTATATCCATGATCATTAAATGTAATTGTATTACTAGTAGTATTGATACCAGTTGAATCAACCCCAACACGATTGATTAATAAAAGTTGATTATCAACATCAAATGCGGCTCTACATGCTACTGTTGTTCCAAGACCAACTATAGTATTAGGAATAACGGTTAAATTAATGGTGTCGCCAACTTTCAATCCATGAGTAGCACCACAACTAATTTTGGTATTAATTTTATTAAGATCACCAGTCAGTTGTGTAAAATCTGAAGATAATTTGTATTCTGAATTATCACTACCATTATTATAGAAAAATAGACCATTTCCTGCAGTGGTAAGACCAACTTGTGTTGTAAGACCAATATAATCTTTACCTTTATCAATTACATAAAGTTCTGATATTACTTGTGGAACAAAGAAGGTACCTGTACCACTTTCATCATTACCAACAATAATTTGATCTACTGCAGGATTTGAAGATTTCTCAAGTATTACTTTTTGACCAGTTTTAAATGGGTGATTTGGTACACGAATCTGTCTAAAGGGAATATTTGCAGTTACATTTGTAGTTCCAACTAAGAATGTAGTTTCAAGTGCTCCTCCAGGTGTTGTTCCAACACCAATTGACTGATGCCCGTTAAAATATACTAAATCATCTCTCTTAGAATCAAACTGCTTAGTTTTTACTGGAAGAACTATGCGATCATTAAGAAGTTCAAGATTACTGCTCAAACTATGTGCAGCACCTGCACTACCATGTCTTTGAACTCTTATAACATCATTATCAAATGTATTCAATATGGTTACAATTTCACTTCCTAAATTAGAAACAATTCTAATTGAGTTTCCAATTGATACATTGTTAAGTTTTTTGGAAATGAAGATGTCTTCGTATTTACCATAAGGAGTAGAAGTATATGAACTCATTGTTGCTGCAAGAGCAACAGTTTGAGTACTAAATCCAACAGTAAAAGAATCTGCAAGAGAATCTACTGATGTGGATAAACCAGAAATAGTGACAGTATCATTATTAATAATTTCAAATCCTGAAATATTATAAGCAGATACTTGACTGTCATTATCCCATTCAAATACAACATTTTCATAACTTTCAAGTGTTGTATCAAGAGAGGTAATGGCAGCACCAACTAATTCAGATACTTGTGCTCTTAGTCCTGCACCACCAGTACCTTCACTTTCAAAATTGACCTTATCTCCAATTTTATATCCAGTACCGCCATCAATAATATTAATTTTATCTACAGTTCCTTGAGATACAGACTTCACAAAATTTATTTGTTCACTTTGCTCATAACTTTCATTAATAAAATCATAATCCTCTCTCAAACGACTAACATTATATGGGAAAGTATTTCTAACAAGATTTGAATTATTAAAATCAAAATTATGATCTAATACTAGATTGTCTTCAATAAATTTTGATCTATATGTATTTCCAATAAAATATGGATATTGTGGTTCAAATGCTTCAGGAGTTGAAGATGTAGTATCTGTCGTAACACCAACAAAGTATGCATAAACACCATTTGGATATTCTGGTGTTTTTGCAAAACGACCATTATGCTCATCTAAATCGCCACTTGCATTATATTTGTAATCTTCAATAAAGAATCCATTCTTAAAATCTGGTCTATCTTCAACTGAAGAAGGTGATAATTCATAACTTGGTTTGATAATTTTAACACCAGATTGAATGTCACTAGGATCAGAATATGCATAAGGACCATAAATTGGATTTCCATCATATGCCCATCCAATGATTGGTGAATGAAGATCATCAAGAGATTCAATATTTTTTGCTAAATCTTCAGAATATCCGAATATTCCATATACAAGTGAATCTTCTCTATCATTTTTGTATAAGTTTGAAAATATCTTTTCATTTTGATTTTTAGAAAACTCTGAGAATCTTTCAGCATCATTAATGTGAAGTTTTCTCACTCTAGTATCAAACTTTGCACCAAATCCTCTAGATTTTACTTTAATTGATGTTGCATTGTCACTATAACCAATACCTTCATTAATTACTATAACATTAGTAATTTTACCACCACTCATTACTGGTCTAAGGATTGCACCACTACCTGTAGTATCTTCAACAACTAATTCTGGAGTTGATTTATAATCTTTTCCACCATTTAAAATTTGTACATCAGTAATTCTTCCATTAGAAATAATGGGTGATAATTGTCCGTTTTTACCCTTAGAAATACTAATACTAGGTTTTTTATGAAGATTTATAGTTGTTGAACCATAACCAGCACCAGTTTCATAGAGATAAGTATCAACAATTTCTCCTGTAATTGTGGGAGTAAATGTAAATGTTCCCGTTGTTCCCTCAAATGAAATATTAGCAGTTACTTCAATATCTGGATACTTGAAAATATGATATCCACTACCAGAATCTGTAAAAGTGACGTGCTTATTTTTTACAATATTTGTAGTGACTGTACCACCTATACCTAAATTGATCAATCTAAAGGAATCAGAATCAATTTTTTGAATTTGATATTGATTAGTAGTAGTCAGTCCAACAATCTCAGTTCCAGTAGTTGAATAATTAACAGTCTCACCTGTCTCAAATCCATGATTTTTAAATGATACGGTATTGTAAACTGTGGAAATTCCTGATGTTTTTACTCTTAATTTTCTATGTGTATATCCAGAACCAGAGTTTAATACTACAATTTTTCTAAGATTACTCTTAGATAGAGTTCTAAACTTATGAATACCTGAAGCAGTTGTTGCAGTAGAAAATCCAATTGTGTTTATACCTGCAAGAGCATCCCCTTCGTTAGTATGAAGTTTAATAGTTGATGGATTAATAACCTTAACAAAATATTGATCACTGTTACCTAAAGTTCCTGTAATTGTATTCGTTGGATCAAAAGCATTACCTATAGATATTGAATCATTACCATTACTATTGTAAATGACAGCTTGCCCATTTACAAAATTATGATTATCAAGAAAAGTAATAGTTTCATCGGTAATATCAACACCACCACCAAGAGATAATGCACGACTATCAAATGATACTTCTCTAAATCTCTCACCAAAAACTGGTCTTAATTCACATCCACTACCATTTCCCCCAGTTAATGTTACTGAAAGAACATTATCAACATCAAAACTTTGAGGATCTACAAGAACTTCTTTTACACTTCCTACAATAATAGGTTCAACTAAAGCTGTTGATGTTCCACTACTAATTTCAATTTCTGGTGGATTAATTACATCATAATCTCTACCACCATTTAGAACTTCAAATTTATCTAAAGGACCAAAATAAATGCTATCTCTAGAATCTGGACTACTAATTTCAACACCATCAATAAGAACACCAACATTACCAATGTTTCTTACATCTTTACTTTTAGAAAGAACTGGTTCTTTTAATGGAATTTTTCTAAGAATATTATTAGAAGATAATTGTTTATTCTCATGTCTATCAAGAATAAACGAATGTTTTCCTCCTAATTGATTAGGTATAAATCTAACTGGACTATCACTACTAGTATTCAATAATATTCTAGATGAATACAATTGAATCTCATTTGATTTTACTACTTTAACATAGTAATACTGCCCAGAAACTAATCCAACTAATTGATTTTCAGCAACATATTTTACACGATCACCAGTTAAAAATCTTACGGAAGAACTAAATTTAATAGATTTCCAAGTCTTCAATTCGTCACTATACCCGTCAAGATTGGATTCTTGACCATCTGGTATAGATGATTCAATAATTTCATCTATGATTTCATATCCTGGTAAAGAATTTGATGCAATATATCCAAATTCTTCATTATCATCAGTATAAACATTTAAAGTATTGGCAATATAAACATCATTACCTTCTTTAATTGGAGTTGTTAAACTCTTACCCTTAACAAGATTTCTTCTAATACTATAGGATTGAAATGGGACTGGTTGAAAAGAACCAATATTTCCTAAAGTTACTTCTGCTATTCCGACAGAAACTGGTGGAGTACTAATTGACTGTACAAGAGCATTAGATCCACCTGGAGCTACTTGATTACTACTGCCAATCAGAATATCAACAGTGTCTCCAACTCGTAAAGTTGCCTTATCAACATCACTATACAGATAGAAGGAAGAATTGACAATACTTTCCACCTCAAATCTTGTTTTAGTATTGTATATCCAAGAGTTTGCAAATATTTCCTTATTTGTCTTATTTTGTAATGGATTTCTAATTACCTCACCAATATTTCTTACAAAAATTTTCTCATTAGATTCAACTAAAGGAATATCTTCAAGTGCTTCAAAACTAGAAAGAACACCAGTGATACGTAATTCACACTTTTTGCTTACATCGCCATTTTCATATCCAAATACAGTTTCATTTGATCTAATTGGATCTGTAGTATTAATTGTTTCTTCAACACCACTACATCCAAAAAACTGATTAACACTCTTTGAAGTGTATGTTATTGTATTATCTCCACTAATAAGGATACCAGACTGATCAAATCCAATTGTAGAATCTACACTAATAACGGAATCTCCAGGAGAGACTTCTTCTAAAACTCTGGAAAATCCAGGTATTGTAAAAGAACCTTCTATAAGGTCTCTATCATTATACCCAATAAACAATCCAAGTTTATAAAAAGATTTATTATTTTTAGTAAATATTTCTACTTCAGATACGGATGCATTAGTATCAAGATCAGTTGATTTAAAAATAGTTTGACCTTCTAAACCAAAAGGATCTCCAGAAATTCTTTCAGCAACAACAACTTCTCTTCTAGCATAATCTGCAGAAGATGCTTTAATCAATCTACTCTCAAGGTCAATAACCTTCGCAGTGACCCCGTAGAGCACCTTGAAGAGGATGATTATGGACTCTTCAATACCTTTAGATTGATAGAAGTTTCTAGCGTGTTTAATGAAGTTTGAGACGTTAAGGTCAGATACAAAAGTCTCCTCTTCAAATCCAGGAGTAAATGTTTTCTTTAATTTTTTATAAAATTCTTGTAAGAAAAGAGCACTAAGATTTTGAATAGTTGCATTTGCACTATGAGCAGTAGCAACAGTATCCTCAAAAATTACACTTTGGCGATTAGTATTTGTAAAATATGCTTTTGTGGTATCATCAAATCCAGATACACCACTAAATCCACGGACACATCCAGTAAAAGAAGTATCCGTCTTACCAGTGTATGTAATAATTTCATCACCAATCTTTAAAAGACCATAATCATCTGGGTATCCTTTTGTAGAAGATACTGTAATTGTTGTGTCTGAAGCACTAATATCCGCAGAGAGAGTTGCTGTGCCAGTAACAACTTCAGGAATAAGATTATCTAACTTAATATACTTATCAAGATTATCAATTAAATCGGTATTACTACCTTGAGACTCTTGAGAGATATAATATTGCTTGAAAAATTCTACCGCTTTAGGGAAGTCGGCAACTAAAAATTCTGGAAGTTGGCTCTCAATAATTTTATTGAGTTGCACTTTCTTCTCAAAATGCGACATATCTTATTTCCTCTGTAATGCTCCGTTTGAATAACTTGAAGTGTAGTAATCTCTTGTAAATGAGACACCAGAAATATCTTCACCAGATGCGATAACATCTTTAACCATATTTATTCCACTACTGGAAATGCTAAAATCCAAATAAAGATCTTTAAGACCTACAACATCATTAGATTCTGGGAATGCCTGAATCTCAATAATATCATTTGGTCTCTCTGTTCCAGTAATATTCACAGTATTGAGAATAATTTCTCCCTTTTTATAATCAACTGTCCCTGCTTCTTTAGCAACAACTACTATATTATCGCTAGAATCAATCTTAACAATTGCAATTGTTCCTTTTTCACCATCAATTGAATTATCAGTTAGATAGACGGTTGATGATTCTCCAGGAATATTAAATCCTGTTGACTTAATATTCAATCCATTTGGATTTACATGGAATCTATTACCAAAACAAAGTTCGTATTGTGCAAACTGGTTCTTAAGAACCTTCATATCTCTTCTAATTCTTACTTTGGTAACATTAGAAGTAATAGAATCATCAACACGGTCAATTAATTGAAGAACTTTACTATACTTAAAACGACCACCAAAACGATTCATATCAACATCTTTAGAATATGTCGTTAGGGAATTAACAATGTTAGTCCTAAGTTCGTCAACATTAGAAACTTGGGTGTTGTTATAGTAAACTGTTGAATCAATCTCAACATAAAGTATTTTTAGATCAACAATTTTCTGATTAATACCTGCAATAGAATATTGTTTGATTCTATTCAGAATATTTTGCTTATCAAAATCAGAAACATAAGTACCATTTTTAGGTTTGATACTAATCTGTACACTACCAAATTGTGGAGGTGATAATTCTTCTCCACCAACGACTGCAACAGATTCTGTATTAGGATATATTGAAGCGATAATTGCTTCATAGTCTCTAGCAGTAACCGCTCTGTACTGTGCTGAATAGAGTCTAGGTGCAAAGTATTTGATAGATGATAAGTTCTCTATCTCACCACCATTCTGTGCCTTCTGGACGGTTGTGACGGGTACTGAGGCAGTAGGAATCGATCTAATTCCACCTTCATCAGTAAAATTACCTTGGAAATCAAAAAATGATGGTCCATTACCTGCTTCACCATCAGTTACAATATAATTTACAGTTACAACAGCATTATTTTCTAACTTTTTACCAAAATATCCATCACCAAACAACAATTCATAGCGTTCTTCCTGTACCTCTTGAATTAAGAAGATTTCAGAACTATTATCAATGTTTAAAATATTATCAACTAACTTAAATTCACGTCCAAGACCAGTATCATTGATACCTTTTACAAAAACAGTGATGGTTGAAGTGTCAATATTAGGATTATCAAGGATAAACCGCTGGTCTTGTGCCGTATTGACCAAGAATTGTGTAGAGAGTAGCGATCCTTGAAAAATTTCTATAGGATTTTCAGAGGTACCAAACTGTGCTGCACCATCAACAACAGCAGCAGTGATACTTGAAGGTATTGAAAACCGATATGGAGTATTATCTTGAGCACCAACACAAACCAAACCCGATTCTAAGGTTAATGTAGCACCTGATGTATCAGTTGGTACCGTAAAAGTAACTTGTGCCTTAGCAGCACTCTTAGAACGGGGTATATAACCAATATTTCTAGCAAGAGAAACGACATTTTCACGAACTGTAGCACCATCCAAGAAGGATTCATTAACTACAAGGTTCGCATTAAATGCGTTAATGTAAGTATTATAAGCAAGCGTATCTATTAAGACC